AGCTGGTAGACCTCCCTCTTATGATCCTAAAGTTGTGGCAAATTTACGAAGAAAGGCTACCAATTTAAGAAAGAAACGAGATGCTTTTAGAGATGAAGCTGCAATAATAATAGAAGATATTGGAACTCCAATACCTCAGTTAGGAAGACCAGATCGTTCAAGATCAGCAGCTCAAATAGCTGACTATGAAGAAGCTAAAGAATTAGCATGGGAAGAGATTCGTAAAAATCCTAAATATAAAAAGTATTTAAAAGATAGGCTTAAATTAATAGAAGAAATTAATGATAAAACTCCTCAATTAATGCAGTTTGATTCTTTTGAAAAACCACAAAGAAAATTAGTAGACTCGTTTAAAAAGGGTCGTAAGATTGTTAATAGGAAAAAAGGTGGTATTATCAAGAAACCCAGAGGTTGGGGTATTGCTAGATATACAAAAAGATAGGAGATTACTATGGTAGGAATGTACATTATTAAAGGTGGAAAAAGAGTTTTATCTAAAGCTGATGACAAGAAAGCCGAAAGTCTTCTACGATCTGGTAAAGCTAAAACACCTGAAAAGGTTTATGAAGATTTAGAAGCAGCTATTGAAAAGTTGACAAAGCCGGGGAAAAAGGTTATTGTTAAATCAGGAACACGTAAAGCTAGTGTACTTCCTACAAAAGAAGCTAATTCATTAATAAAACAAGGAAAGGCACAAGCTGGTAGTACTGTATTAACTCAGTTGAGAAAAGCTGTAAAGCAAACACAAACTAAAAAAGCAGGTGGAGGTGCATTAAGAACAAGTAAACAAATAATGAATCCTCGGCCAATTAGAAAACCTAAAGGTGTAGGTGCTGCTACAAAAGGTTATGGTAAAGGATACAAATAATAATGCCATTTAAATCAAAAGCTCAAAGATCTTATATGTATGCTAACCATCCTAATATAGCCAAGAACTGGACTAAAAAGTATGGTGCAGGTATACAGAAAAGTAAAGGTAGTACGTTAAAAACAAAAGGCAAAAGGAGAACAAAATGAATCATATTGTAAGTAGATTTAAAGAACCTTCTTCCTATGCTGCATTAGCAGGTGTTCTTGCTATGGTTGGTATTACTGTACCTGTCGAGTTATGGCAGAATATAGTTATGCTTGCCTGTGGTGCAGCAGGTGTTGCAGGATTCTTCATGAGTGAAACACATCATACTCACGGCAAAAAGAAATAGTTTAATATGGCAACGTCAGGAACATTTAACTTTAACTTAGATATAGATGAGGTGATCCAAGAAGCTACGGAGATGATCGGGGGAGAGCAAACTCTCGGTCATACTCCAGCCTCTGCACGTAGGTCTATTAATTTAATGTTAAAGGATTGGCAGAATAGAGGTATTCTGTTATGGACTACCTATACTACATTGGTAACAGTAGCTACCAGTACCACTTCCTATGCACTGGCAAGTGATACCTTGGATGCATTGGAAGTAGTATTACGTAGAGATGACACAGATATACAACTACAAAGAATTAGTTTTGAGGAATATCAAATTATTCCCAATAAGAAGCAGACAGGTAGGCCAAGTCAGTTTACAATAAAAAGAGATAGAGATAATCCAACTGTTCTAGTATGGCCCATACCTGAGAATAGTACAGATATTTTAAATATAGAAGGAATACGGGAACTGGAAGATGTCAATAAGTCTGCTGAACAGAATGCAGATCTTCCTAAAAGATTTCTCCCACCCCTTACATGTGGACTTTCCTATTATCTTGCCATGAAAACTCCCGGTGTAGATGCAAATAGAATAGGAATGTTAAAAGGAAATTATGAAGAATTATTAGTTAGAGCATTGGAAGAGGACAAACAAAGGGCTAGTTTATTTATCACACCTAAATTAAATATGGTATAAAATGGCTAGTAATAAGAATGCTCTAGCAATGTGTGATACATGTGGATTTGTTTATCCACATAGAGTTATGAAAATGAATAGTTATGGGATGCTGGTATGCCCACAGGATTATGAAGGTAAGTATGACCTGAAAAACCATCCACAGAATAAAGTACCTGATGTTAGAGATAACCCGGCAATACGTAACCCTCGTCCTGATGATGGTGGCAGAGCTATAGATTGGCAAAACTGTACCAGTAATTGGGATTCAGAAAATAGATGGTGGCAAACGATATGAGCACATTAACAGGAAGACAAATATCAGATACATATAAACAACTCGTAAAGCTGGCTGTAAGTGCCAATGCTGGTGTCTCTGCTGATCTTACACAGATACAAACAGGTGATGGTACTAATATAGCTTTCCAAGTTGCAACAGGAGCAGCCAAGGCAACAGGTACATTTGGAGTAGATGGTAATGCTTCTGTATCTGGTAACGTACAAATAGGTGGTACAGTAACTATTGAGGGTACTCATATTGCAGCACCTAATGCAAAAGTATGTGCCTCTGCATTCTACGGTGATGGTTCCAATATTACAGGTGTTAATTCCAGTATAGGTGGAAATGTCTGTGTAGGAAATATATCGGTAGTAGGTAATGCATATGTAAGTGGTACATCCCAATTCGTAAGTAAGGTAGAATTTGATGACGATGTATGTGTAAGTGGTAATACTGTACTCGTAGGTAACTTGGCCGTAGGTGGAACTACCACCATAACAGGAGCTGTTAGCCTTGGAAGTACACTGGATGTAGCTGGTAATGTATCCGTCAGTGGTACATTTAAAGGAACAGGTGCAGCTACCTTTGAATCTACAGTTACTGTATCAGGTGATGGTACATTTAAGAAAGATGTATCGGTTAGTGGTGATGCCAATATAGGTACAAACTTAACAGTAGCAGGTACAGCAACAATAGGTGGAGCTACAAGTATAGCAGGAGCCTTGAGTGTTGGAGGAGCTACGAACTTACTCAGTACATTAACTGTAGTAGGTAAGGCAGAGTTTGACGATGATGTATGTGTATCAGGTAACTCAGTACTAGTAGGCAACTTGACTGTTGGAGGTACGGCTACCATAGGTGGTGCTGTGACTTTGGCAGATTCACTTGGTGTGGGTGGAGCTTTATCCGTAGTAGGTAATACATCCATAGGTGGTAATCTTAATATAACAGGAACTGTAACTATAGCAGGTACTGGTGTACAAGCAGCCAATGCAAAGGTTTGTGCTTCTGCTTTCTATGGTGATGGATCTAATTTAACGAATGTTCCAGCTTCTGGTAATACATCTGTTTCAGCTTTACGTATAACAGGTAATGCTACGATTGGTGGTACTCTTAGTGTAGCTGGTGCAGTTAACTTCTTGAGTACAGCTACTGTATCTGGAGCTTCAGGTTTCCTTAGTACAATACGTGTATCAGGTGCTACAAGTCTTGGAAGTACATTGGATGTAGCAGGTAATGCATCTATAGGTGGTACTCTGGCACAAACAGGTATAGCTACCTTTGCTGCCAAGGTTGAGTTTGACGATGACGTATGTGTAAGTGGTAACTCAGTATTAGTAGGTAACTTAGCCGTAGGTGGTACAGCCACTATTGGAGGTGCTGCCAGTATTGGAGGTGCTCTAAGTGTAGGTGGAGCAGCTAACTTTGCCAGTACAGTAACCATAGCTGGTGCTAATGTACAAGCTGCAAATGCAAAGGTATGTGCAAGTGCATTCTATGGTGATGGTTCTAATCTTACAGGTATTACTGCTGACGTTGAAGGTAATATATCCGTAACAAATATAACCATAGGTGGAACTGCCTTTGTATCTGGAACTGCCCAATTTGTAAGTAAGGTTGATTTTGACGATGATGTGTGTGTCTCTGGTAATTCTATATTAGTTGGCAACTTAACAGTTGGTGGTACTACTACCATAGGTGGAGCTGCCAGTATAGCAGGAGCACTTAGTGTAGGTGGTGCTACTAATCTTCTTAGTACACTAACTGTTGCAGGTAAGGCTGAGTTCGATGATGCTGTATGTGTAAGTGGAAATACAGTTCTAGTAGGTAACTTAACAGTTGGAGGTACAGCCACTATTGGTGGAGCAGCTAGTATAGGAGGTGCTCTTAGTGTGGGAGGTGCTGCACACTTTGCATCAACAGTTACTATAGCTGGCAATACAACACTAACAGGTACATTAGGTGTAGGTGGAGCTGCTACGTTTGCTAGTACTGTAACTATAGCTGGTAACACAACTCTTACTGGTACATTAGGTGTGGGTGGTGTTGCTACTTTTGCATCCAAAGCAGAGTTTGATGATGACGTTTGTGTATCAGGTAATTCAATATTAGTAGGTAATTTAACTGTAGGTGGTACAGTAACCATAACTGGTAACACAACTCTAACAGGTAACTTAGGAGTAGGTGGTACAGCAACTGTTGTTGGTAAAGCAGAGTTTGATGACGATGTATGTGTCTCAGGTAATACAGTACTTGTTGGTAACTTAGCTGTAGGTGGTACTACGACTATCGGAGGTGCTGCTAGTATAGCAGGAGCTTTGAGTGTAGGTGGAGCTACCAATCTTCTAAGTACATTAACTGTAGCAGGTAAAGCAGAATTTGATGATGCAGTCTGTGTTTCAGGTAACACAATACTTGTTGGTAATCTAACTGTAGGTGGTACAACAACTATAGGTGGTGCTGTTAGTATATCAGGAGCTTTAAGTGTAGGTGGTGCTGCTAACTTTGCCTCTACTGTTACAGTAGCAGGTGCTACTCATCTTCAAAGTACTGTATCTGTTAATGGAGTCATGACTCTTAATAATGATTTGGATATGCAAGATGATGATCAAATTCTTTTAGGTACAGGTGATGATCTAAAAATTTACCATGATGGTACGAACTCTTATTTAGATAATGTTACAGGTGGACTTTATCTTAGAACTAATAATACAGAAAATTCAGTAAAAGCTCTGGCAAATGATGGTGTAACTCTCTACTTTGATAATTCTGCAAAACTTGCTACGACAACAAATGGAACTACCATAACTGGAACTTTGATAGCTACTACAGATACGGACACAAGTAATACAGGAAGTGTAACACTGGACTTTGCTACTAATCAAAACTTTGTTCTTACATTTACAGGTAATGTTACCTTTGCTAATCCAACTACAGAGCAGGTAGGACAATCTGGAATTATAGTTTGTATTCAAGATGGAACAGGTTCAAGAACTTTGAGTTTAGGAACGGATTATGAAACGGCTGGTGGTGCAGGTATAACTCTCAGTACTGCTGCTAATGCCGTGGATATCATACCATACTTTGTTAAAGCATCAGGAAGTATTCAACTTGGTGCAGTACAACAGGCTTTCAGCTAATGCCAGTATTTGGAACACAGATGTTTGGGAGTGGTGGTCCTAGTACTTTTTCAATAGATAAGTCTTGTATTTGGAATGGTGTAGATGCCTATATGTCACGTACTCCGGGTAGTGCTGGTAATCGAAAGACTGCCACACAGAGTATGTGGGTAAAGAGATCAAAACTTAGTTCAGATCAAGCTGTTGGTATAAATACTGCAAATGGTTTAGGTCTATGGTTTAATTCTAATGATACATTAACGTGGTATTGTCACTATGATGGTGGTTGGGAAGGCAAAATTACAACTACCAAAACTTTCCGTGATCCAACAGCATGGTATCATATAGTTACTGTGGTAGATACAACACAAAGTACTGCATCTAATAGGGCAAAAATATATGTGAATGGAACACAAATTAATGATCTTAGTTTAAGTGACTATCCAGATCAGAATGACGATACGGCTTTTAATGCAGCAGCAGCCCATAGCATAGGTATATGGTTAAGCACTCCCAGTTATTATTTTAATGGATACATTGCAGAGATGCACTGGATTGATGGGACAGCCTTAACTCCTTCCAGCTTTGCTGAAACAAATGATGAAGGTGTATGGGTTCCTAAGAAGTATACAGGTGGTTCGTATGGGACTACAGGTTTCTATTTAGACTTTGCTGATGGTGCAGATTTGGGAGATGACAATAGTGGAACAGGAAATGATTGGGCAGAAACTAATATAGCAGCAGCAGATCAATCTACAGATACTCCTTCAAATAATCATTGTACTTGGAATCCAGCCTTTCCTAATGACAGCAATATTACTTTATCCGAAGGGGCTAGGAATTTTTCACATTCTGGTGGAGATCAACGTAGTACAGTTGGTACTATGTTTCCTCGTACCGGGAAATGGTATTGGGAAGTTAAAGTTGCCTCCTTAGGAGGCAGTAGTCCTGTTGGCTTGGTCGGTATTGGACAAGCTGACGTTATATCCCAGTTTGATCCGGGAGATTCACGACATGAAAAAACAGGAACGTCACTTGGCTATCGTCTTTCAGATGGACAAACCTATTTTGGAGATTCAGTTGCAAGTTTCGGTAACTCCTTTGCATTAAATGATATCTGGCAATGTGCATGGGATGCCGATAATGGAAAGGTTTGGTTTGGAAAGAACAACACATGGCAAAATTCAGGTGATCCAACTTCAGGTGCTACTGGTACAGGTGCTTTTGGTACTACATTAACTTCTACAGTTCAAAATGGAGGTGGATGGGGTCCAACAGCAAGCAATGAGTCAAGTGATGTTTACGAGGCACGTTTTGCAGAAGCAGAATGGAGCTATAGTGCTCCTACAGGATTTAAGGCTTTATGCACAGAAAACCTACCAGAGCCAGCAATAAAGGATGGTTCTACAAATTTCCAGATGGATGACTATGCTGGAAATGGTGGTACACAGTCTCGTACCTTTGCTGGTAATTCAGATATGCAGCCAGATATGGTATGGATTAAAGCAAAGAATACTACTACAGGTTGGATTGCATTTAATGCAGCTACTGGTGTTCAGAAATATACTATGTTGAATAATAGAGATAACCTAGCTACTGACAGTAATAGTTTGACTGCTTTTAATACAGATGGTTATTCCATTGGAACTTTTGGTGCTATTAACAGTAGCTCATATACATTTTTTACTGCTGCTTGGTCGGCTGGAAATTCTGGTTCCTCTAATACGGACGGAAGTATTAATACAGCAACAACTTTTGCAAATCAAACGGCTGGAATGTCTGTTGGTACTTACACAGGAACAGGAAGTGTAGCTACAGTAGGGCATGGACTTGGAGCCACACCTGACTTTGTAGTGGTTTTTTCTCAGAGTTATGGAGATCATAAGATAGGTGTTAACTGGCAAGCTAAAGTCACTCAGTTTGCTGAAAGAATTGTTTGGGATAAAGTAGACGATGCTTTTGCAGCTTCAACTAATTGTATCACAGCAGGTAGTTCAACTACTTTTACTATTGGATCAGAACGAGGCATAAATGAAAATACTGAAACATTTCAATACTATGCTTTTAGGGAAATAGAAGGATTCTCAAAATTTGGTACATATACAGGTCGAGCAGATGCTAATGGGCCGTACCTGTATTGTGGTTTTTCACCTGCTATGGTCATAATAAAAGCTGATAAAGGTGGAGAGGATTGGATAATGTTTAATGCTAAAACAGATTCCCATAATCCCCGTATTAATTATGCTTATATGAACCAAGAAAATGCCTTTACTACTAGCACTAATTTCAAGGTAGACTTTCTGAGCAATGGCATAAAAATTCGTGGTACTGAAGGTAGAATTAATGCTGATGGATATGCTATAATATATATGGCCTTTGCCCAAAACCCTTTTGGTGGTGAAGAAGTTGCACCAGCTACAGCAAGATAGGAGTAGAGTATGTGGAGAGAAATTGAAACAGGCAATATTATAAAAGAAGGTTCTTCTTGGATAAATGCTGATGGTATAAAGCATCCAAGGAACTGGCATATATGGTCAGAAGATGATAAGAAGTCGGCTGGTTTGGAAGAAATAATTCCTGATCCTATTCCTAATACAGTAACATGGTGGTATACACAAGATGCAGATGGTACAGTAACAAAGACAGCCAAGAAACTTGATGATGAAAATGCCACAGATCAAGATGGTAATTTATTAAAAGATGATAAGGGCAATCAGATAGTTACTCGTGGAGTTAAATCTATTTTAATTGAACGAGTAAAGGAGCAACAAGGTAATCTTTTATCTCAAACTGATTGGGCTATTATTCGTAAAGCTGATAAGGGAACTGATATTCCAAGTAACATTCAAACTTGGAGAGATGCTATTCGTACTAAAGCTACAGAGATGGAGACTGCTATTAATAATGCAGTAGATACAGAAGCAATAGAAGCCTTGTTTTTAGTAACAGATCAGGAAGGTAACGTAACAGGTATATTATATGATTGGCCTGAGTTAGTAGAATAAAATGAGTATCTTTACCAACTATATGATGGCAGCAGCAGCAGCTCAAGCTGGAGCAGCTACTACATATTCTATTGATAATTCTTGTATGTTTGATTTTTCTTCTAGCTCGTATCTATCAAGAAGTCCTAGTACTAATACTAATAGAACAACTTGGACTATGAGCTTTTGGTTTAAACTATGTAAATTTGCAAGTACTACTAGTGGAGGAATAGCATTATTTTCAGTAGGTGGTACTGAAATTAAAATATCAGATACTGATAATAAATTATATATAAGTGATGGTAGTACATTTAAAACGACCAATGGAGTTTTTAGAGATCCAACAGCTTGGAATCATATAGTTATAGCTGCTGATACAACTCAAGGAACAGCAAGTGATAGACTAAAATTATATGTGAATGGTTCAATAGCATCATTAGCAACGGATTCAGCACCAGCTTCAGATTTTGCATTTGATATAAATAGTACCTCACTACATCAAATAGGTCGAGAAGGTTCTAATTATATGGATGGCTATATAGCTGAATTTTATATAATAGATGGTACACAAGCAGAAGCAGCAGACTTTGGAGAAACTAATAGTAAAGGTGTTTGGATTCCAAAAGAGTACAGTGGAAGTTATGGTACGAATGGATGCTTCTTAGATTTTGAATCTAGTGGTGATTTAGGTAATGATGTAAGTGGTAATAATAATGATTTCACAGAAAACAATATAAGTTCAGATCATCAATCATCAGATACTCCGACTAATAATCATTGTGTATGGAATGTAGCTGATCATTTAGAAGATAATATTACATTATCAGAAGGTAATAAAAGATTTGTAAATGGTACTGGATCACAAGATTCAGCTAAAGGAACCTTTTTCCCAACTACTGGTAAGTGGTATTGGGAAGTTAAATGGACATCTACAGATGTAGTTGTTGGTGGGCTAGTAGGAATAAGTCAATGTGATGTACAATCAAACCATGAACTAGGTAGTAGCAATAAGCATGGTACAGGTGATAGCCTTGGTTATAGATCATATGATGGAAAGACATATAGAAATAATACACTTGCTGACTTTGGCAATTCATGGGATGTAGGAGATATTATAAGTGTAGCTATGGATCTTGATAATGGCTTTATATACTTTGGAAAGAATGATACATGGCAGAACTCAGGTGATCCTACATCTGGTTCAAGTGGAACAGGTGCAGCATACACAATAAGTTCTACATTGGTTAATGGAGGTGGATGGGGTCCAGCAGTTTCTAATGAATCAAGTGCTGTATTTGATGCATACTTTGCTGAAGAAGAGTGGCAGTATAGTGCTCCTACTAATTTCTTGGCATTGAATACAACTAACTTAGCTGCTCCTGATCTTGCAGATCCATCTACTAATTTCCAAGTAGCTACGTACACAGGAAATGGTAGTACACAGTCTATTACTTTTGGTGGTAATTCTAATATGCAACCAGATATAGTATGGATGAAGTGTAGAAGTAATTCTGCTGCTCATGTCTTTCAAGATGCAGCACGAGGAACTGGAAAAGCTCTCTTTTGGAGTAATAGGGATATAGAAGATGACGTAACAGATGCTGTAACATCCTTTGCTACAGATGGTTTTGCACTTGGAGATGGTAGTGAGTTATCTACTGGAGATGTTAATACAAGTAGTAGAACTTATGTAGCATGGAATTGGGCTGCTGGTAATTCAGGATCATCTAATACAGATGGTAGTATTAATACAGGAACAACATATGTAGATACAACGGCTGGAATAAGTATTAGTACATATACTGGAACAGGAAGTGGAGCAACTGTTGGGCATGGTCTAGGAGTTACTCCAACTACTGTATGGATATTTCCTCGTAGTTATTCAGATGGTCATATTGCATCCAATTGGGAATCAGGAATTACTGTTTATAGTGAGAAATGGGTACTATCAGGTGAAAATAGAGCAGAAGGTTCTACTGGTTTTGTTACAGGAGCAAACTCAACAACCTTTACAATAGGAACAGATGTTAATGTAAATCAATCAACTACAACTTATCTAGCTTATTCATTTGTAGAAGTAGTAGGATTTTCTAAGTTTGGAACTTATACAGGAGAAGGAGAAACAGATGGTCCTTATGCATTCTGTGGCTTTACTCCTGAGATGATTATGATAAAATTTGATGGTGATGGTGAACCTTGGACTATTTTAGACAGAGCACGAGATACATATAATCCAGCAGAAAATTTTGTAGTAGGTAATGATGGTAATGCAGAAACAACTCTTAGTGGAGTTAAAGTAGATTTCCTTTCTAATGGTTTTAAACTTAGAGGAACAGATAATAGAATGAATGCTGATGATGGTACTTATGTGTTTGCAGCTTTTGCCAAGCATCCGTTTGGTGGGAGTGGAGTGGCAGTAGCTCCAGCAGTATTGTAAGGAATGAATAGATGAAGATTTTATTGACAACTATAATTACAATTGTTATCTTAGCTTTAACATCTATTTTTATTATAGGAGGAGTTCAAGCTAATCCATATACTAAAACACCAGATGAAAATAACCAATCGACTGAGATGTTTGGTAGATTATTTCAAAGGCATCTACCATGTTCAGATAGTAACTTTGCTCATAAGGATTTAACAGATAGATTACAGTTAAAGAAAGTATGGTGGGGATTAACGACAGAGCAAGATCTTGCTGAACTATATGTACATCAATATAAAGGTATGTGGGTATTACTTTTATCTAAACCAGATAATAAATCATGTGGATTAATAGGTGGGGAAATGAGTATTCCCTATGATACTAATCCATACTTTAAGTAGGAGTTGAATAATGGCATCAAGTTATACTAGTCGAATAAGACTAACAAAACAAGGAGATGGTGACAATCCCAACACATGGGGAACTGTTCTTAATAACCAAGTCATTGATCTGGTAGACGATGCTATTGCTTCTTATACAACAGTATCAATAGGATCAGCAGCTACAGTTACCTTAACAGAGAACGAAGGTGCAGCAGATGAATCTCGTTCTGCTTTCTTGGAATTAAAAGGATCAGTTGGTGGGTCCAATAATACTATATCATTGGTTATACCTGCCAAGTCAAAGAGCTATGTAATTAATAATAAGGTATCAGCTAATACTACAGCATCTGATATTGTGAAGATGAAGACAGCCAGTGGTGATGGATATGATATACCACTAGGTTCTGTAGGATTAGTTATATGTGATGGTACATCAGTACACTCTATTAATGCTAAAGGATTTAATCTAGGTACAGCAGCCAGTGCAGATATAGGAGTCTGTGCTACTAATATACCTGATACTTCTCTTGCTGACATACGATATCTACGAGTATCCACTACAGGTAATGTAACCTTACTAGGTACAAAGACTATACGTGATGGATCATTTGTTATATCAACATCAGCCAGAGTATACAATCCTATAGTGACTGTAACAGATGCAGCATGTATCAGTGTGAACTTTGCCAAGGGTAATAACTTCTTGGTTACTATAGGTGGAAATAGAACACTGAAGAAACCTGCTGAATGTACTGTAGGACAAGGTGGTAACATATACTTTGTACAGGATGGTACAGGATCTAGGACATTAAGTTTCAACACGGCTTGGCAGTTTGTATCAGCCTCTGTACCTAGTTTAAGTACAGGTGCTGCTGATGTAGATATGCTGGTATTTAATGCACGAAGTAGTGCAACAATAGATGCAGTACTTCTAAAGAACTTTGATAGGTAGATATGTCTTCTTCAGATGCTAAACTTGTAAAACTAAATATTGCTCCCGGTATTAGACGGGAATCTACTCAGTATGCAGAGGAAGGTTCTTGGTATGATGCTGATAGGGTAAGATTTAGAGCTGGTAAACCAGAGAACTTACGTGGGTATGAGACAAAAGTATCTGCTACGTTTGATGGTGCTGCTCGTGATCTTCTTACCTATACTGATTATGATCAGCAGAAGAGAGCAATCTTTGGCACACCTCAGAAGTTGTATGAACATGATCAGGATAGGCTTGTAGATATAACTCCTGTTTCTACTTCAACTACTATTACAAGTGCATTTACTGTAGCTCTATCAGCTACTACAGTTACAGTTACGGCTGCTGGACATGGTAGAGCAACTGGAGATTATGTCTTCTTTACCAGTGTATCAGGTCCAAGTGGTGGTGTAACCATAGGTGGTAATATAATATTAGGTACAAGTGTATATGAGGTTACTAATCTAGGAACTAATTCTTTCTCCATAGAAGTAGCTACAACTGCCAGTGCTGCTCAAAATAGTTCAGGTCAGGCTACTGTACACTATCCTATCTTTACTGGTGTATCTAATGCTGCTCCCGGTCTAGGATTTGGTGCTGCTAAGTATACAGCTACAGAGCCAACATCTGTAGGTATAAGTAAAGTTACAACAAATGCTGGTAGTCCATTAGTTACTGTCTCTTGTGGAGCTGCTCATAATGCTGCTGCCAATGACTTTGTATTCTTTAAGCCCACAAGTATAGATGCTGTCCCTGCCACAGTAGGTGGTAATCTTATACTAACTAAATCTAGTGTAGGTGGAGTAAGTGTAGGTGGTCCTCTATTTACTGTGACATCTGTAGCCAGTACACAAATTATTATTACAACCAAGGCCAATGCAAGTGCATCAGGAGATGTTACTTCTAATTTGAATATGACTGCTCGTATATTCCCACAAGGTACTACAGGCAGAGCTTATAATAAACCTACATCTGTAGGGGCTACAGGTTTCTCAAGTCAGATTACACAATGGAGTTTAGATAATTGGGGTGAAGATGTACTATGTAATCGTAGGAATGGAACACTATATTTATTCGATACAGATGCCTCAACAACTCCTTTAAGAGCAGTAAAGGTATCTGGAGCTACAAATTCCACACCTACAACGATTGCATCTATCTTGGTATCTCCTAACGATAGACATGTTATAGCTCTTGGAGCTAATCAATTTGGAACTA